TGGTACTGGTGGTAATCCTGGTCCTGGTGGTGGAGGCGATGGTCAAGGTACCGGTGGAGGTGGTCCTGCTACGGCAGGAACAGATGGCATGGGTGGTGGTGGCGGTGCTGGATACCCTGGACCCCCAATGGCTGGTGGTAATGGAGTAGTTTTTGTAAGAATGCCTACGGCTTGTAAACCTGCAGCTTTTGCACTATCTCCTGTGGCTAATACAAGTGCGACAGTTGGATGTTGCACGGTAGCAACTTTTACAGTGACGGGGACACTAACATTATAAAATTATGACTAACAATTTAGCTTTTGTAGAATTAGAATCAAAAACAGATCCAACAGGATTTACATCTAATACACTTTTAGTTGTAGTCAGAGGAATTGTGGTTGATAGAAATATACCAACAGCTGATGGTCCATTAGGAGATAATCCTAAGCATGTCGATGGTGAAAAATGGTGTCAAGATTTATTCAAAGGTGGAATGTGGAAACAAACTTTTAAAGATAATTCTTTTAGAAAACAAGGTGGGGGTCAAGGCTTTACTTATGACCCTGTAAAAGATGTATTTATAAGACCTCAACCTTTCTTATCATTTTCTTTAAACGAAAATAGTGAGTGGGAGGCGCCAGTTACTTTTCCAACAGATACTACAGGAAAAAAAGCATTCATTTGGGATGAAGAAGGGCAAAAATGGACTGCGGTAAGTGTAGAAGACGACACACAAAAATTTAATTGGGATGCATCAGGGCTAACTTGGGTGTCTGCATAAACTCTATTTACTTTACTCTTTTTTTATTATACACGTGTCCTATAAAGACATATGCAACTCAAAAACTATTATTGGTGTTTCCAGAAAGCAGTTCCAGAGAGAGTCTGTGATGAAATTGTAAGATATGCTAAATCTATTAAAGATAATATGGCAGTCACCGGTGATTTCACTGATCCTGAAACATTAGATCAAATTAAAGATTTAAAAAAGAAAAGAGACTCCAATGTTGTTTGGTTAAATGATCCCTGGATCTTTAGAGAAATTCAGCCTTATATTCATAAAGCGAATAAGAATGCGGAATGGAATTTTCAATGGGACTGTAGCGAACACTGTCAGTTTACCAAATATAACAAAGGACAATACTATACTTGGCATCGTGATGGATGGGGCCAACCTTATGATAAACCTGACCAGCCTAATGAACATAAAAAAATTAGAAAGTTGTCCGTTACGTTATCTTTATCAGATGAAAAAGATTATGAAGGTGGAGAATTAGAATTTGATTTTGGAGATACAGAACCTTCGAAAGAACGATCCCCACGTAAATGTACTGAAATACGATCTAAAGGATCTCTGATAGTTTTTCCTAGCTTTGTATGGCACAGAGTATGTCCCGTTAAAAGTGGAACAAGATATAGTTTAGTGGTCTGGAGTTTAGGATGGCCTTTTAAATGAAAATTGCAGTTTTAGGGTGTGGTACGGCCGGAGTTGTTTCTGTATGCCATTGGCTAAATTATGGACTTAAAACAGAAGTTAATTGTATTTACGACAAAGACATAAAAACTTTAGGTATAGGTGAAAGTACAAATGTTCATTTACCAAATGATCTTTTTTTAGGTAGTGGTTTTTCTATGTTTGAAAATTCAAACGAGTTAGATGCTACAATAAAATATGGAGTTAAATATACTGGTTGGAACGATAAAAATTTTTATTCACATATAATTCCTCCTAATTATGGAATTCATTTTAATAATTTTAAATTAAAAGAAATTATTTTTCCAAAATTAAAAAATAAAAAATTTAAAGAAATTGTAGGACACATTGATAGTGTGGAAACTAAAGATAACCTTGTTTGCATAAAAGTTAATAAGGAAATTTATTTTTATGATTATGTTATTGATTGTAGAGGAACACCTACAGATTTTAAAGATTATATTGTTTCTGATGTTTTACCTTTAAACCATGCTTTAGTTCACACAATAAATAAACCTGGAGATTGGAATTATACAAAACATATTGCAACAGAAAATGGTTGGATGTTTGGTATACCATTACAAACAAGACAAAATTATGGATATATGTTTAATGATAAAATTACATCTGTAGAAGATGCTAAACAAGATTTAAAAAAAATATTTAATACAGAGTTAAATTTAAAAGAATTTAAATTTAAAGCATATCATACAAAAGTTTTTTTAAAAAATAGAATTTTAAAAAATGGAAATAAAGCTGTATTTTTTGAACCTTTGGAAGCTTTGTCTGGTGCTATGTATGATCAAATAAATAGATTAATGTGGGACCACATTTATAATAATAAATCAGAAAATTGGTTAAATGAACAAGGCACTATCATATCTAAAAAATGTGAAAATTTTATTGCTTTTATTTATAATGAAAGTTCTAATTTTAAAACTCCTTTTTGGAAAACAACTAGAGAAAAAACTACAAAACATTTGACTAATAAAAATTGGACAGAAACTTTAGAATTTATTACAACAAATCTTAGACAAAACAAATTGCATGATATAGGAAACAATTTTGCTTGTTATCCTTTTATCCCTTTGTTATGGAAAGAATATTTTAAACATTTTAATATAAATTATGAAAATTAAAAAACAAGAACTGACGTTTCCTCCACAATTAGCTAGAGATGACTATTTTAAATGTCCTGTTTGGACTACCGACGCCCCTCAATTTGTTAATGATTTAAATGGCGCTTCAGATAAATATATCCAAACGGCTAAAGATAATCTTAAAAAAGAGATAGATAAAAGGAATAAAGATTTTGGGGATAAAGGAGACATGGGTCTTGTTTTTCATTCAAGTCCTTTAATAGGGGACTCTAATTTTACAGATCTCACGCGTTATATCATTGCCACATCTCATAATCTATTAGTTGAAATGGGTTTTGATTTAACTAATCATCAAGTCTTTATTACAGAAATGTGGGTACAGGAATTTGCTAAAGATGGAGGAGGACACCATACTTTGCACACTCATTGGAATGGGCATATGTCCGGATTTTATTTTTTAAAAGCAAGTGAGAAAACATCAAGACCTGTGTTTGAAGACCCAAGACCGGGAAATATAATGAATCTTTTACCTCAAAAAGATCCAACTAAAATGAGTTATGCTAGTCACCAAATTAATTATGATGTAAAACCAGGTCGAATGATATTCTTTCCATCCTATCTACCCCATCAGTATATGGTAGATATGGGATACGAGTCATTTAGATTTATACATTGGAATTGCCAAGCCATACCCAAAGGAGTATTAAATGTTCAACCAAAACCCAAAGGAGTATTGAATGTTCAAAAGAAATAAATACAAAATAGTAAGAGGAGCTATATCCAAAGAGCTAGCCTCGTTTGTCTACTCTTATTTTTTAAAGAAAAGACAGGTGTGTCATTTTTTATTAAAGGAAAGATATATCTCACCCTTTACGGAACATTGGGGAGTGTGGACAGACCCACAGGCTCCTAATACCTATGCTATTTATGCAGACACTGCAATCGAAACATTGTTAGAAGCGTTAAAAGTAAAAATGGAAAAAGAAACCGACTATAAATTAAATGAAACTTATGGCTATGCCAGACTTTATAAAAAGGGAGATACTCTTCATCGACATGTAGATAGAGATGAGTGTGAAGTTTCTGCTACTTTGAATTTAGGAGGGGATCCCTGGCCTATTTATATAGATCCTACAGGAAAAAGAGGTCAATCAGGAATCCCAGTAGACCTTGAACCAGGGGATATGCTACTCTATTCTGGATGTGAGCTCGAACATTGGAGAGAAGAATTTAGAGGAAAGGATTGTGGACAAGCTTTTTTCCACTATAACGATATTACTACTGAAAAAGGTAAAAAAAATAAATTTGATGGTCGTCCTTTCTTAGGACTCCCTAAAGAGTTTAAAGGCTTTAAATCTAATTGATTATAGTATAAATGTAGTATATTTTACTTTAGGAGAGTTATATGCTTCATAAAATTACACTACAACCGGGCTTAGATAAACAGTCCTCAGATACAGGCGCCGAAGGAAAATGGGTTAATGCAGATTATGTCCGTTTTAGATATGGTTATCCTGAAAAAATAGGAGGATGGCAACAACTTGTTGATTCTTATCTTGTTGGAGCGGGCCGTGATCAACACACCTGGGTCGATTTAGCAGGTAATAAGTATGCCGCTATTGGTACCGATAAATGTCTTTATATTTATTTTGAAGGTGCAGTTTACGATATTACCCCTTTAGATACAGCTCGTGAACAAGCATCCGCTACCTTTACTTTTGATGGTACAACCACGGTTACCATTACAACATCCACGACCCACGGAGCAGAGGCTGGGGATATTATTTTATTAGACGCTGTCACCTTACCTGGAGGAACAGGACTTACAGACGCAGATTTTGAAGATAAACTTTTTGAAGTTCAAAGTGTTCCCAGTGCTGATTCTCTTACTATTACTAATACTGCTTCAGGGGCTACGGCCACTGGTGGAAGTACTACAGTTAAATTCTATTATGTTATTGGTCCCGTTAAACAAACCTATGGATATGGTTGGGGTACTAATACTTGGTCTGGTCAAGTCAATCCTACCATTACCGATACTTTAAATGGTCCATTAGGTAATGATAGTTTCGGAACGGGTGGATCTCCTTCAACCATTGTTACTCTTAACGATACTACAGACTTTAGCACTTCAGGAAAAATTTTAGTAGAGAGTGAACTTATTACCTATACAGGAATTACAGGTAATAACTTAACGGGAATTACTAGAGGAACTAATGGAACTCCTACGGCATCACATATTAATGGATCAACAGTTTCTGATGCAACTACTTGGGTAGGATGGGGCAGTGCCAGTACTTCATCTAATATTGTAATTGAACCTGGTCAATGGAGATTGATTAACTATGGGGAAAATCTAATTGCTCTTATTCATAACAAAAGAATTTTTCAATGGATACCTTCTATCCCTAATTTAACTGTAAGAGCTGTTGCTATAACTGGAACGGAAGTTCCCACAGAATCAAGAGATCTTGTTTTATCAACTCCAGATCGTCACTTAGTTGCAATTGGTACAGAACTTACATTACAAGGAGGAGACCAAGATTCTATGTTTGTGAGATGGTCTGACCAAAACTCAACAACAAGTTGGACTCCAACTAAAAATAATACAGCTGGTAGTCAAAAACTTTCAGATGGTTCTAAATTAATGGGAGGTATTGTAGGAAAAACAGCCGTATATTTATGGTCGGATACGGCTATGTATACCATGAAATTTATTGGACCTCCTCTTACCTTTGGTTTCCAACAAGTAGGAACTAACTGTGGAATGTCGAGTCAGCATGCCGCTGCAGAAGTAGATGGTATTGCTTACTGGATGGGTCCCACAGGGTTTTATAGGTTCAATGGAGGCCGTGTAGAATTAATGCAATGTTTAGTTGAAGATTATGTTTTTGAAGATATTAATGTGAATGCCAATCAACAGGTTCACGTAGCTGTTAATGCTTTATTCGGAGAGATTACTTGGTTTTATCCTAGTAAAAATTCAGACTTTATTGATCGTTCAGTCACGTTTAATTATTTAGATTCAAGGCCCGACCTATTAATATGGACTACTTCTTCGTTAGCTCGTACCACATGGACGATCGAGGGAGTATTTAGTAAGCCTTATGCCACTCAATACAGTGCAACTGTAACACCTACAGCACCAACTGTTATAGGAGTGTCGAACGGTGCAAGTTATTATTGGGTACATGAAACAGGAAATAATGAATTATTATTTAATGGAACTAAAAATGCTATTGCAGCTTTCATAGAATCCGGAGATTATGATATTAATCGTGAGGAAGGTCTTCAAGGTCAAGGGGAATATATGATGAGGATATCTAGGATTATTCCAGATTTTGGATCTCAAACAGGGGACGCTAAAGTTTATTTAAACTCTAAGGCCTTTCCAAGTAGTGCAGCGGTGTCTACTTCTTATAATATAACAACTGCTACTACTCAAGTTAACACCCGTAAACGAGCTAGACAGATTGCAATCAAAGTAGGAAATATTAGCACTGATCAAACTTGGAGAATGGGAACCTTTAGATTAGATATTCAAGCAGGAGGCAGAAGATAATGGCAAAGATAGCAGAAGTTATAGCTGATGTACTAGGACCTAAATTTGATCGCGAAAATGTTCAAAATTTAGCAGACAATGTAGGATCCGTTGTTCTAAAGCTTAATACAACTTATCAACAACAACTTATTGATGAAATAGAGGCCTTTACTTTATTTACAAGTTAAGGTACAAAATGGAAAAGAAGAAATGGCTAATAAATATAAAATTAATATATCTCCAGTAGCAACTACAAGTATTACAACTGTTTATACTTGCCCAGCAGAGAATGTAGCTTTAGTTAAATCTATTTCTGCATATAATACTCATGCGACTACTGCAGCTGATTGGGTTTTAAAAGTATATGATAATAGTTCCACTACTGCTTATGTTTTTAGAGGCATAACTTCTGT